TGAAGTATCACCTTTACCTTTATACAATCTAGCCAATGCTTGATTTTCTTTTGTGATTTCAATTTCATCACCATGTGTTAGAAGTTTAAATTCTAACTCAGTACCACTTTTTGGTAAAGTAAACTTATAAAGATTATCACCATTTAATAATGATTCGTTAAAATCTTTAGTTTTTACTTTTGATAAATCAATACTTACTTTTTGAGGTTCTAATGTAGATGGGTCAGTTACTTCTACTTCATAATTAGCACCATAACCCATTACTCTAGTTGCTAATAGGATTGCGTTCTTATCACCAATGAAGATATCGTTAATATCTACACCTGGCTCTACAACTACTGATTCAAATAACTTATCTAATACTACACCTTTTTTGATTAGAGATTGAGATGCAAGAATATCTTCTTCTCTTGCTGTCATATATTTAATCTCAATATTTCCCTTTCTTAAAGGGTGTCCTTCTGGATAAAGTAATCCCTTTGATGGTAAATCCACTACCTCAGTTGGGAAGTCAAATTGTTTTTCGCTCATAATTAACCTTTATTTGTTGTATATATAAGTATATCGAAATAAAAAAGTTGTAAAACGAAAAAAGGTTCTCACTAAGAGAACCTTCTTCAAATATATAGATAGTAGTGGATAATATCTTAAAATTCTAAAATAGCGTAATCGTATGAAAGAGTTAATTCGATATCAGCTGGGTCATTAGATGTAAAATCTAAATCATTGAAGTTAGCTGCCTGAATAAATGCACCTTTTAACTTCCATTGTTCGATTTTATCACCAACAGGCCCTAACATATAGAAATCGATATCTTTTTTGTAGAAATCTGCGTATCCTTTTCTACCAGTTAAAGATTCGTATCCTAATCTTACCCATTCCATAACCTGTTGTGCTCCAGAAGGAACAATTGGGTCATACAATGTGATTGTGATATCTTGCCACTCACCCTTACCTTGTAATTTTCTATAAGTGTTGATGTGGTCTAACTTCACAGTTTCGAAATTGATAGATGGTCTAGCTGCAGTTTTAATCAAGTATGATTGAATACCATCAATCTCCATGATATACCTGTTCTTCATCTTCGGTTCGAAGTTTGTGAACATCATTTCGTTAAATTCTAATACTTCTGCCATTTTATATTTCCTCTTTTATACTAATAAATATTAGTTATCTATTTTTTTGTTATGCCGAGAACGATGCTCCAGTTGGTAAGATGTTGAAGTCAATTACAATGAATTCAGCTGTCTTAGCCGGTTGTAGGAAAATCTGTCCAGCAAGTATGTTTCTATCAACTACATCAGGTGTGTTGTTAGTCTCATCCATAACCACTTTGAATGCGTACAATCCTTGTCTTTGTTGGATACCTTCTAAGTAAGGTTGTACAGTGTTGATGAATCTACCTCTAGTCGATGCCGTATTTTGTTCGAATACTAAGAATCGAGATGTAGATGCCACAAATTTCTTAACATTGATTAATAATCTTCTAACATTGATTCTATCTAATGCTGATGCTTTATCTTGCAATGTTTTCTGTCCAAATGCCACAATACCTTGTCCAGGGAATGCTGCGATTGGGTTTACTTTATTTTCATATAGAGTATCTCTCTCCGAATGAGTCAATCTATTCAATACTGAAACTGCTCCGATGATTCCACCTCTATTTAAACCAGCAGGTGCGAACCATTCAGCTGCGATAGCGTCATTAGCTGCATATACAGCAGGTAATAGTACTGAAGGTGGTACACTTACTAATTTGTTAGTGTTTGTATCTACTGTTTTAACCCAAGGATAGTAAGAACCTACATAATTAGAATCGATTGAGTTAGCTTGAGTAGTTACTTGTGCGATTGTATCGTTTACTGAAGTTAAATCAGAGATATAGAAACAATCTTGTCTAGCTTCTACCATATCAATCACATCAGTAGTTACCGCTGGGTGTAATCTTCTTACGATACCCGGCGTTACTACCATATTAATATCAAATTCATCAGCGTTTGAAATAGCATCGATTGCTTTCTTATATGCTACCGAACCACTAGCCGTTGAATCAGTTAAATCAAATCCTTGTGAGTTACCAGCTGAGATTGATGCTCCTAAAGCAATTTCTCTAGCAGGACTCATTCCATCAAATCCACCTTGGAATCCTAATGTAAATTGTCTCTTAATCATATCAGCTGTTGCTGAACCAGTCATTTCTAATGATAAACCTACACCAGTTACATTTCCATCAAATCCAAATGCTACATTTGAACCAACTCCTGTACTTTCAGGTATTGGGTTTAAGTAGTTTGCGTTATCATCCTTTACACCAATAGTTTCAAAATCGAAACCAGCATATTGATAAGGATTACCAGTTGTATTTGATGTTGAAGTTGTTTGGTAAACTACTACTGGAACGATAGTTTCATCAGTTGCTTTGATTGGGTTAGTATATGCTCCATGTCCGAATGGTGCAGCTGATACAGGGTAAGAACCTTGTGCTCCACATTGTACTCTAATATATGATGAGTTATTTATCCAATCACCATTTTCAGTAATTTTACCATTTGAATCAACAGTGTAATATCTATCACCAATTACTCTTGCGATGTAATTCGGAGAATCTGGGTCTAAGTTTACATTGTTGAAAGTTTCTAATACTACTTTTCTCTTATCAGTATCACTATAAGAACGGATAGTTATGCTGAATACTGAATAATCAGTTCCACCATCTTCACCCGCTGCTTTAACACCAGAGATAGAAACTTTAAATCTTTTATTTTCACCATTACCAGCTCCTAAAGTATGGAACTTAAATAGGTCATATCTTTCACCGGAGATTAATTGTGATTTGACCCAAGGAGTTGATGCTGAACTCGCATCGTAAGTAAAGTTTTGAGTTGGAAGAGCTTCTGCTTGAACAGCTTCTCCATTAGCAACTGCTAAACTCATACCACTTACTGCATTTTTAAAGTAAGAATAAGCGTATGCATCTTTTGAACCTAATGCAGATACTCCAAATACATCAGTTACATCATTGTTAGCTGATGAAAGTAATGAAGAAGATACTTCTCCAATACCACTACCACTTACTACAAATGAACCAGATGTAAGTTCTGATGAAGTTACTGTAAAACCACTAAACCCAACTTCTTCATCACCATTATTTGTTGAATGAAGAGATGCGATTAATTTTTTACTTCCATCTGAACCACTAGCTACTAAACCAATAGGTGCTGCTTGTTGGTAACCACCTACTCCTGCTACTCTAACGATTGTTGCCGTACCAGCTTCTCTTAAATAGTTTTGTACTGCATAATCTGTATAGTATGTTCCATCAGGAGTACCAAATTTATCCTCAAACTCACTTTGAGTTCTAACGATTGTGGGAACAAACGCTGGTCCTTGTTTAAAAGGTCCGATGAACGCTGCTCCGATTTCTCCTACACCTTGTGCTAAGAACGATAAATCATTCTCTCTTGTGAATACACCAGGTGATACAATTCTTTCTGCCATATTATCTCCGTATTATTTAATAAACAATTTAGTTATTACTACTATAAATATAACTAAAAGTTTGAAACCAACAATTATTACTCTGAACCACTAACTGGAGTTGGGGTTACAGAACCTGTTGACCAAGGTAAGTCTCCTTCACCGATTTCTTCACTAGCATCATCAACCTCGTCAATCTTCTTTTGGATTTGTTCTGAGATGTGGTCCCAATATCCAGTTGCTGGACTTGTTACCGAAGCGGATACCCATCCACATACTAACTCTTCTGTCAAATCTCCGAAAGCTACGAACTCATCAGCTGAACCTGAATCGAAATCGATTGGAGTAGCTCCAACAAATCTTCCCTCAGTACCTGTTGTTGATTCTGTACCAGTACATGTCCATCTAACGTGTAAAATCACATTCTCGTAATCACCTACTGTTTTTTTAGTCATTTGGGTTACACCCCAAGAATAAGTTACTGCCATTTTTATTTCTTTTTTATATATAAATATATAGGTTGTCTCCCAAACGGAAAACAATCACCTATAAATATAACCTAAGTTTTATAAACACAAATATTATTAAGATATACTTCCTGAAGTTTCTACGAAACTTGAAGATACATGCTCCCATGCTTGTTGAATGAATAAAGATTCACTAGCATATAAATCTGCTTCATTTACTTCATCATAAAAGAATTCTAAATGGTCTCTACTAATTTCAACACCATTTTCCATAAAAGAAACTCTTTTTACAACACCCAATGATGGATTTTGTACATTTATCTCTAATTTGTTTAAAACTACTACTTTTTCTAATGCCATAATTATTTTATTTCTTTAATAATTCTTTCATCATCTCTTTCAATTCAGAAAGTTCTGACTTTAAATATTCAATTTCTTCTTTTTGAGATTTAACAATATCATTTTGTTCGTTGATTGCATTAACTAATAATGGAGTTAATCTATCGTAATCAACCGTCATATAATCATATCCCAATCGTTGAGCTTTTGGAGCTGGATGTACAATTTCAGGAAGAACTGATTTAACATCTTGTGCAGATACACCGACTTGTAGTTCATTTCCTTCATACCCAACTAAGTTAGCTTCTTTATTATTTCTATAATAGAAACCTCTCAACTTACCAACTTTATCAAGAGCGTTATCAATATCACCCTCAATATCTTTTAATCTTTCATCTGAGTAGTAAGCGATGACGTTACCTTCAGCGTAAAGAATATCATTAATTCTAAGACCAGAACCTTCAGTTCTTGCTTTCCAACCACCATTGTAGTGTAAGTAAGTGTGTGAGTTTCTGATGTATTGAGTCATCCACTCATTATTCACATCATTGTAAATACCAGCGGTAGAACTATTATCGTGCATAAATACAATTCTACCATTAAGAGAGAATCCATCCCATCCACCAATATTTCCATAAGTTGCAACAGAACCATACTCTCCACCTTCATCTTGTACTGAACGTACACCTGTTCCTCTATCTTGGAAGTATAAACCAGTACCACCTTGAGGTCTAAACCAATCGTTTGCGTAAACAGTCCGTAATTGAGTTGAACCAGCTGGGTCACAATAATAACCAGTATTATTTGAATCATAATATCTACCAGCATACATTGAACCACCATTACCATTGTTTTCATCTAAAACAGGAATAGTTCTCCAACTTCTCCATCCACTCCAAGAACTTCTGAATCTCAAGTTAGTAATTGGTCCACCAACCATCTGCCATCCGTAACCACCAGTGTTCGAACTACGATAGTGGAATGCCTGCATCCCTACCCAGTGTGATGTACCTGAAGGTTGGTTATCTGGGCTACCCCAAGAATCGATGAATCCAGAACCCCAAGTTGAAACAACATTCATATCTTGTCTACCCCAACCATAGGCACCAGTCCAATAGTTAGTATCACTAGTTTGACGAGGTCTACTTCTATAATATTCACCACTATTTCTCGTATGACCTGGTAATCCCATATAAGCCATCGTTCTATTACTCACACCTTCAAATCTCGTAGAGTGTGCAGATGCACCATCAAAATAATAGCCAGTATTATTTGAATCATAGAAGATTGGTGCTCTTAACGAATCTCCAGCTTGTAGGTTGTAGTTAACATACACATTGTTTCCACCCAATGGGTCAGTTGCGTTGTTAACAGACATTACCTGCGTTGCCATGTTGTAATCGTTGTAGAAACGCATACCATTGTAAGATGCATTTGCTCCAAACTTAATACCCGTATGGAATGCAATTCTTAAATCAGGGTACCGATAAGACCAACCACCACCTTCTCTGAAGATTGCGTATGCTGAACTTCTATCATTTGAGAAATAAATACCATATGTATGGTCGGTTGATACTCCATATCTATTTCTTAAATCGTTTGAACGGAATGAATTAAATATCGATGTACTATTTGGGTCAGCGTAATAACCTGTATCGTTATTATCATAGAAAATAGGAGTTCTTACATCAGAATTATGTCTAAAGTAATCTGAGTTTAATCTCGCTACTTCATTATTTGAACCAGTACCAAATATTGTTGTTCCACCATCATAGTAGTTAATATATGTAGTATATCCACTAGCTGAATCTAAGTGTAAGTTACCATTTGTAGTTACTACCGATGCAACAGATGAGTTGTCTACATATTCTCTACCATTACCACCGACTTGTAAGTACCGTCCCCAACTATTGTTTGGTCCGATATAAATTCTTCCTCTTAATCTTAAAGCTTGTCCAGTTGAGTTAGGGTCTAAGTAATATCCTGTATCGTTATTATCATAGAAAAGTGGTGCTCTAAATGAACCTCTTGCTTGTACATATCCACTTTGAGTTTCTAATTCCCAAGTACCATTATATCTTAACTGAACATATGAGTTTCTATACATTAAGATAGCCCACTCATTTTCGTAATCATTATAGATACCAGCAGCATTTGAGTTATCGTGCATAAATACCCAACCACCATTGATTGAATATCCAGCCCAACCACTTCTCGTTCTATCAACTCTCATTGTACCATAGTTACCACCTACAGTATCAACACCAATCCGAGCTTCTAATGTACTACCATCTGAATAGAAGTAAGTACCATTATCATTTTGGTGTCTAATTGCCCAACTTCCACCAGCATCTAAGAAACCGATTTCATTTGAGTTAGTTGCGTAAACATATCCTCTAGCTGAGTTACCAGATGTTGTGAATAAAATTTGTGCAGTTGATGAACTACCAGAATATAATCTCCATCGAGATGATGAATCAGAATACCAATGCATTCCAGTTGATTGGTTGTATAAACCTTCACCACTATTATCGTTTCTAAACCAGTTTCTAGCGTAGATTTCAGTTGCTCTGAAATCATTGAAAGATGAGTAAGAACGAGGGTCAGCGTAATACCCCGTATCATCCGAATCGTAGAAGATTGGAGTTCTCATATCAGAATAGTGATATAAGTAATCCGAGTTTGCTCTCAACATTTCACTACCACCTCGTAGGATTCTGAATGCATATGAGTTAGATGATGCCATTCTAAGGTCGATACCATAATCCAAGTTACCAGTGACAATCATACCCCAGTCATTGTTGTTTGGTTTGTTAATCCATAGGATTGCATCATCACCAGATGCTTGATTATCAATACCATCCAATCGTAGACCACTCATTCGAGAAGTATTTCTTGGATTTACATAGAAAGCACTATCATTTAAATCATAGTAGATTGGTGAGTTTACATAATCATAGAAAATACCCCAACCATCAACTCTCAAGTTTAGGTTACCAGTATCAGAACTCATTCTGAATTCACCAGCAGTTCCAATAAAATCAATACCTGGTTGAGAATCCCAATGAGTATTGGTTCTCAATCTCATTGTACCACTATGTGCAGGCATTCTGATTTCTGAACCAAAGTCTGCAAAGTATGCTGGATTATCGTGGTTATAGAATCTATCAGCATTAACATTATTGTAAGTAGAGTTATTACCATTAACACCACTACCTAACAATTGTCTCCTTATACCACCAGGGTCAGAAACACTGTATTCAATATTACCAACAGTATTATTATTAAAGTTTAAATCGGATGATATAGAAACTCTATATCTAACACCTTGTAGTAATTCCATATAGAACCAATAACCACCACTAGCTAAATCTCTTGGTCCAGCTGAACGTACAAAATATCCATAAGGATTTTGGTTTGCATTATAAGAACCATGTTCAGTATAGAAGTACCAATAGTTTTCTTGTCCACTATGCCACTCTCTTGAGTTTATAATATATCTCGCAGTACAACCTCCATATGGATTGTTACTGTTATCATTGATTCTACGAGAAATTGCCATTTCAACAGGCATACCACCACCATTGAATCTACTAATATTAAATCTTACCCAAGCATATGAACCATTAAATGAACCAGGTACATCAATATAATATTCTTTTTGATAAGTTTTTTGAATTTGAAGTGCATTTAGATTTGATGTTCCATTAGGGTCTACATAATATCCAGTATTATTTGAATCATAATAAATCGGAGAACGCATTTGTGCCGTAGCGTTAAATACTTCAGCATTTAATTGTGCGTTGTATTGACCTGTATCTCCATAGAAGGTAAAGTTTGCTCCAGTTCCATTTGGATTACTATCATCTACTCTAATTTCAGCATCAAATGATGTATTAATGAATCCGATTCGGTTACCTGCAAGGGTAAGGGTGTTCATATGAGATTGAGATGCTGGATTTACATAATATCCAGTATCATTTGAATCATAGAAAATTGGTGCTCTTAAAGAGTTACCCGCCTGTAAGTAGTTGTTTACATAAATGTATCCAGAAGAATACATTTCCATATTTGTTCTACGAGTACCACCGGTATCAGTATTATAGAAATAAGTGTGTCCAGCGGTTGAGAACCTCATATATGCCTGCCCAAAGTTGGTATTTGGTCTACCAAAGTAATATGCACCACCACCACCATTTAGGTTGTTATCCACATTGTATCCAAATCCTGCCCAATCCCAAGTGTTACCTGGTTCAGATGCCCACATTTGTAAAATAACTTCACCAGTACCAGCACCATTGTTACCAGAAGGAAGCGATACTCTTAATGCAGAGTTACCATGGTCACCAATTACATGCAATCTCTTAGATGGTAATCCATATCCAACACCTAACTGCCATAATCTTGAATCACCATTAGGGTCAACTCTATATGCAGTATCGTTCCAATCATAATAAATTGGGTAATATGCATAATCATCAGAATTGTATGCAGAAATACCACCATCAGTTCTTAATTGTTTATTAAAGTAGAATAATCCTCTATCAGTTTGGAAATGTGCATATGAAGTATTCATTGGCCCCATATCAACATAACCTGAATTAGTTCTCATTCTTAGTGCGTTACCATTACCTTCTTCTAACTGAGTATTTGAATCATTAATTTGGTATTCACCATAAACTCTAACACCGGCATCTATTGTTCTTAATCGTTCACCATCATTTTCATACAATCTAACATAAGTCCTAGCCGTATCGGTGTGCATGTAAAGAAGTGCTTGATTGGTACCTGATGTGTTTTCACCTTGGAAATAGAAGTTACCACCGGCATGGTTGTAGTTTCTAATATATAGGTGATTACCTGAATGATAAATTTGTTGGTCAGAACCATTACCGAACCGAAGAGTTTGACCATCTTGGAATTCCATATTGGCATAAATCTCAATCGGGTCATTAGCATCTGCATCAATGTATCCTCTAATATCCAATTGTCCATTTATCTGAACATTATTCATTATAGAGGTAGATGCGAAATCACCATAGTAAGCAGTATCATCACTATCGTAATAACGAGGTGCGTACATATCTTGTGCATTTACTGCAGTTCCACCGATTTGTACATTTCTCATTGTTACCGTTACCTTCTTAGAAGATGAAGGTTCGGTTGAGTTTGTGATAGATGTTACTCTATTTCTTGAATTTCCACCAGCATCTCTTACTCTTACTTCAAATGAATTCCAATAAGATACTCTTGGCCACCAAAATGCAAGTGTACCACCATTATCAAATACTTTCATTGTAGAGAATCCTGCTTTACCAATATGTAAACCAGAATAATTGATAATAGTGTTGTTATATAAGTAACCCTGAACCATAAAGTTAAATGGTGGGTCTGATGAATAACTTTTACCAGTTGCTTCTAATACAAACGATGCCCCATTTGTGGTATTTGAAGTAATATCAGTTTGTACTAATGTTCCAGATGTAAAATCAGAACCAGAATGTTTTTTATGTATGTATTCACTACCATATATGTTTTGTGCATGATACAATACAGAAGTTGAAGTAGGGTCTGCGTAATAACTCGTATTATTTGTATCATAGAAAATAGGTGCTCTTTTAGAATTTTCAGAGAATGAGTTACCACTACTATCGAAATAAGTTCTATTTGAACCACCCCCACCAGGTCTTAATTCTAAATTACCACCATTATATGATGCAATATCCCAAGAAGTTGCCCCATTATCTTGTAATCGTACATAAGACCAGTTATTATTAGAATCCAAATCAATTCTAGCATATGATGAACTATCAACTCTAAACCCATCTGCTCTAGTAGTTCTTATTTGACCTAATGTTTGGAAAGATACTCCTGTCGTGTTAGGGTCTACATAAGTTCCAGTATCATTTGAATCATAGAAAATAGGTGCTCTTGATGATGCTGATGAGTAACTATTACCCGATGTATCTACTCTGAATCTAAATGTAGTACCTGTGGTAAATTGTAGATTACCTGCAGCATTACTCATATTATCAGGAGATTCATAGATTCTCCAATCATTACCACTTAACCATTGAATACCTTCACCAGCACCAGGGTCATTTATTTGTATATTATTAACATTGTATAAATTGTTGTTATTCATATTAATCGCCTGTAGCGATGATGTACCATTTGGATTTAGGTATTTTCCAGTATCATTTGTATCATAGAATATCGGAGCCCTCATATCTGTTGAGTCCGTAAACCCAAAAGAAGTATATGACCTTTCCCAAGATGAGATTAATGCTCTTACTGTACCATCTTCTCTTCTTAACCTCATATCAGGGTAACCATTACTACCTACCCAGAATCCAGATGAGTTATCATTACCAGCACCCTGAGTTACAAATATAAATGACCATGTACTATTCCGTACTTCTCTAAGAGAAATAGCGTTATCAGCTACATTATTTAAATCCATATCAATAGCATGGCTATTGATTACTAAATTAGTAGATAATGTGGTGTTACTATTATTTACCTCTAATCGTTCACCACCACCAGTTACAACTCGCCATTGGTCCTCTGCATGGAATTGTAAGTAAGTATTAGTATCACCATAACTGATGATTTGGTCATCTAAATAGATATCGGTTACATAGTTAAGATTTCCAGCACCTAAACTTAATCCAGCAAATGTTGGTGAATCAGTTGTACGAACATTTTGGTTCATTGCATATAACTCATAATCACCCTGTCCAGTGTTTAAGAATGTTGAGTTAATACCACCACTAAATGTTGCTTCACCTGATTTGTTAATTGTTAATAATGATTGTGCTGAGTATTCAGATTGTCCACCAGATGCTTGATATCCAATTTGGTAATTTGAAAAACCACCACTATATCTTAAACCAGCGAACCATTCCTGAGAACCATATGATGTATCAAAGAATTTAGTACCAATACCTCTACCCTCATAACCAGTCATTCTGATTAATGTTGTCCAAGCAGGCGCTCCTGCGGTATCAGTTGCAACTAAATCAAAAGTTGTAGCTGTATTATTTCCACCTACATATAAGTTACCATTTGTTTCTAATCCATCATCCGCATGCCATCTATCAGCTGATTCATCCCAATAGAATGATTTAGTTGCTGAACCTCCTCTTAATACTTCAATACCAGCATCTTCTGAAGGAGTACCTGATGTAAAGTTTGAATTAAGAGTAATAATATTATCTGCTAACTGAATAGTTTCGGTATTAACAGTAGTTGTTGTACCTGTTACATTCAGATTACCTGTTAAGTTTAAGGTTGTTCCATCAAAAGTAAGATTTGATTCAACAGTTGCATTTGGTGCTGAACCATTTAGGGTAATTACACCATTATCAGTATTACCAGTTAGGGAAAGTAATCCACTTGAACCACCAGAACCAGAAGTACCTGAACTACCACCAGAACCTGATGTTCCAGATGAACCTCCACTACCAGATGTTCCAGATGAACCACCAGAACCTGATGTTCCAGATGAACCTCCACTTCCACTTGTTCCTCCACTACCCGAAGAACCCCCAGAACCAGATGAACCTCCACTTCCACTTGTTCCACTTGAACCTGATGTACCTGAAGAACCCGAAGTACCTCCACTACCAGATGTTCCTCCAGAACCTGATGTTCCTCCACTACCAGATGTACCATCGGAACCTACTACACCATCAGCACCACTTGTTCCTCCACTACCAGATGTACCAGATGAACCTGAAGTACCACTACTTCCACTTGAACCAGATGAACCTCCACTTCCACTTGTTCCTCCACTACCAGATGTTCCACCAGAACCACTTGTACCATCAGAACCTATTGCACCAGCAGCACCATCAGTACCACTACTTCCACTTGAACCACTACTTCCAGAAGAACCCGATGTTCCTCCACTACCAGATGTACCAGATGAACCCGAAGTACCTGGCGTACCACCTTCACCACTAGCACCATCTCTACCAGATGTACCACTCGTTCCGCTTGTTCCACTTGAACCAGATGAACCTGAAGAACC